CGTCGTTGAGGGGTCCTCACCATTTTCTAGATCGGAGGTCGTATGCAACGGCATAGAGAGTCGGGTGCTGATTCCCTGATAAACCCTATCTCCCACGCTTATCATGTTCTTGCTAGAACATATAGCGTTTGGGAGAATAATACTTGGGTTTATTATTGGGAAACGATGCGCCTTGAAGACTCTCATTTAATTGCTTTGCATACGAATGATAAGTGTGAGATTGATGATGTGCATGATGAATGGGTGTCAGTTGAATCCCACGTCAGGTATTTTAGACGTGGCCAACTGATTCCCGTCGTGCCGAAGGTGCAAGAACCCTATAAGGGTAAGCATCCGCGGCGTAAGAAGAAGTTGAAAGCTCTCTATAAGAAAGCTTTTCAACTGATTCCTAAGGTTTATACTAATCGTGTAAGGGTTAATCTAACCCCGACTCGCGATTGCTATAACCCTGTTGTGCATATCCGTAGATCTCCGGTGGGCCTTGGCTGTCGTCTTGCACATGTTGTGCCAGACACATTACCAACACCCGCCCCGTATTCTCCTGATTGGCGAGTCTTTGCTCAAGACATAGGGACCTTTTATGGGCGTTTTGGCCCTCAGGCCTTTATGAATGATGGCAAAGATCCAGTCGGGGTATATCCAAGAGGTATCTCTTGGAACGGGCTTGTCAATACTGTAGGCGAGGAACTAGATACCGTCATGTCAACAAGGCTTTCATGCCTTATGACTTTGAAGGATCTTAGTTCGACCGTTAGGATGATAAAAAATCCTATCGGCCTCGTTAAGCTTTTGCGTAGAAAAGAGTTCCGAAGTTTATCTCTTCGGAAATTTCTAGCTAACGCAAAACTCGAGTATGACTATGGGTGGCGTCAAATGGTCCAAGACCTAACAAATTTCTTGTTAGAGTCGAAGAAAGTTGACGATCATCTGAAGAATCTCGAGGCTCAACGAGCTCAGTGGCATCGAATTGCCGCTCGGCAATTTGATGCCGGCTATTACAGTCTCGACACTCCAACTTTCACAGAGGTTGGTGGTCATGTTACCCTCAAAGCTGTTAGTTGCACGTGCAGGAGAACTGCGGTCTTCTCTCTTGAGAGGAGGCCTATAGTCCCTTCTGTACTTGATGCACATATGGCTGCGTTGGGTTTGGACAACCTTACTGCTGTGATATGGGACGCGATACCATTCTCTTTCGTAATGGATTGGTTTGTCCACTTACGGAATGGTCTAAGGTTTAGCGGTACGGATTGGCACGCCTATGGTGTTCGCAAAGTCGGATACTCTGTGAAAGAAGAGTTTTCGCTCGGATTGACTATTGAGTCAAACGCAGCGTCTACGATTCGATCTATGAGTAATGACTCTTTTGCAGCATCTGGTAGCGTACCTGTACTTACAAAGTACACACGTACTCCGGGCTTTCCGCCGGATTCAGGAACTGTTGGAGTATTTGGGAGATGTCATATCTCCGCCCTTTTAGACGGGGCTGCGTTGATCTTGCAGCGAGTCTAATCTAAGATAAACCATAGGAGGCTCTATGCCTAGCTCGTCCCTTAGTCTCTATGATAACGCGCAAACGCCGGTCGCAACGACCTACGCGCTTGCGGGCGCAACGGCTATGTCCGCACTTTGGCGTGACACTAGTCGTGTTTTATCATTGCCTAATACCGTTGAGATGACTGTAAAACAGTCACCTTCCGGTAGTAAGGCTAATGATAAAGTGATAATTCAACTTCGTGATGTCCGTGCTGATTCAACAAATCAGCTTATGACGGGCCTCATTCGAATTGAATTATCTGTGCCTAAGAATGCTGATTGGACAGAGAAGGCGACAGAAGACCTGTTGGTCCATGTCGCTCATCTTCTGAACGACAACAGTCTTAGTGCATGCGCTCTAATTGCGAAGGGTACTATCGTATGAACGATACTACCCTCTTCCGGGTTTTAGAGGTTATTCTGCGAATTGCAGAGTTAATCCTCTCCCGGGTCGCAAGTGAGAAGGGGGCCGAGTAGGTGAGAGCTAGGATGGAGACGGACTTAAATGCCCGACACCATAAAGCCTCACACACTTACCATGTGGTCCTACTTTAAGGCGATCTTAATTGATGCCTTGAAAGAATTCCACTCCGATTTTCTTGCTGAGGATCTCCAATATGCTGAAACTCGTTTTCAAAACGAGGGTTCAGTGTTCCTTTTCATGACCGTCCCAATGATGGGTAAGGCCATCGATAAGGCACTTGTTACCGGTGAGCGATTTATCGCTCCACGCGGCTGGAGAATGTCGAGCAAGAACTGTTTTCCAGTTTTTCTCAATACCCTTTTTAGTAGGGTCTTTGAGCAGGATGGATATCCCCGAAAAGGGGACGGCAGAGCCTGTATGTTATTACGACAGGTCTTTTTGCTGACAGCCAAAGTGCGATCGGATGACAAAGGAGAGATTCTTTATGATGAAGAGAAGGTAATTAAACCCTTCTTTCTGCGGACATCACGGGAGCCGGACTTAGATTTTTCTAGTCCGATACTTATCCGTGCCCGCAGGCTTCTTCATGAATATTTCTCCAATGCTTACGCACCTTTCGGTATCTCCGCACTTCATGGTTTTATCAAAAAGCCGTGGGGTCGGCATGGACCGGGGGGCGTGGCGGATTCTTCCGTCGGTAAGGCGAAATGGAATTTTTCCAATTGGCCTGGTCTCCCTAAGAATTTGTGGGAGGCAGATGGCTTTGGTTTAATTTCGTCGCACATCGAGAGACAACCTTGCTCTCGTGTTGTTCTGGTGCCGAAGGACTTTCGTGGTCCTCGGGTTATCTGTATGGAACCAAAGGAGAACCAATGGGCCCAACAAGGGCTTATGGATCTTCTTTATAGGACCATACAACACCATCCACTTACTCGACGATTCATTTCGTTTGAGGATGTTGAACCTTCTAGGTCACTTTGCTATGATAAAACTATAGCAACTATTGACCTAAAGGATGCAAGTGATTTATTATCACTTACATTGGTTCGTTTCCTCATGCCGAAATGGATTTTCGCTCTTCTAACGCGCTATCGTACCAGATACATCACATGGAATGGATGTACTTGGAGGTCGCGAGCTTTCGCGACAATGGGTAGTGCGTTATGCTTTCCTATAGAAACATTGGTGTTCTTTGCCATTGCTAAGAGTGCAATGGGTAAGACTCCTCACTACGGAAAATTCCGAGTGTTTGGAGACGACATCATAGTTCCTGATGAAAGCGCCTCTGCAGTGTGCAGAGGTTTGAGCGAGGCGGGCTTAATTGTTAATTACGAGAAAACATGCGTAACTTCTCTTGTGAAAGAGTCGTGTGGCATGTGGGTCTACAATGGTGTAGACTGTACCGTAATCTCAATTAAGTCTCCAAGGGTCAATTCACACCGTGCATGGCTAGCTCACTTAGATTATCTTAGACTAAGTGACAGCAGAGGTTTACCAAACCTTTCTGCGGCCATACGCAATGAGACTAGCTGTTGGCTTTCTCCAGACGCCTTGAGAAGGCGCTGGAATAAAGACCTACAGCGTGTTGAAGTGCGGGTACCAGCTTTGCGAGCTGGTAAGCGCGAAGATCTCGTCTGCGGGAGAAGGCTTCTTGCCTTCTTTGTGCAGGCCGATCAGCAGTCGTCACGTAACGACCGATCCGAGAGGATCAAATACGTGTGGGACGATGAGAGAAGACTAAAACTCTCAT